TTCAAGAGTATCATTACCAACAACCCAGTGCGTTTGCTTATGCCATCGGTAGAAGCAGATGCTGTCAGTGGAACCAAAGGAGAGATTTTCCGATCGCCGCTTGTTATCTTAGCCACGAATTTTCCTTATCCGAAGAGTAACAATATCAACGATCTCGATGCTGTTTTGCGCCGACGCAACTTGTGTTTTCATGTTGTTTGCAAACCTGAGTATCGATTAGGAACGGAGACCAAACACACTACAGATTGGGAGAAGGTAGTCAAGAAGATAGGAAACAACGACCTAAATGCCATGTACAATGAAGCCCTTGAATTCTATGAATACGACAAGTTTTTGACAGACGAACCCAAGACCATTTTTTCTAAATCGCGGACATTCATGGAATTTCTTGCCTATACCAATGCCCAGTTTACCAAGTGGATTGTTAAAGAAGTTACCAGGTGCGTTGCTGTCCAACAAACACAGCGCATAGGTACCTTGCCCGAATTTGATTTGGCATCGTTTGAGAACCTTATGGAACAACCAGGACCGAGCCCGCCACAACCGCCCCCAGCCCAACCAGTTCAACCTGATGAAGCAGAAGGAAACATGCAAGCGTTTTCTACCCGACGTGCCAGACATGCTTATTATCGCATGAGTGGTGGTGGAGAACCAGTATGGGCTCAAGGAACCCCTCGCAATTATCATGATCAACCCAGATGGGAAGCTAGACCAGGAGTGAGAGCAAATGGCCGACTTATGCCCATTATACACGTGGACGACGAAGGAAATATCCAACTAGGAGACATCAATCGAGGAAATGCCATTTTACACGAAGACGACGATCAAATTGCCGCCCCAGTTACGGAATATCACAACTCTGCTTATATGATGCCACACCAACAAGAAGCCGATGATTACACCCCCGACCTTAGGAACCATCCAGATGACCCGTGGTGGGTTAAGATTTGGCATCGTATTTGGTATGTTGCATATTGGATAGTAGCTTTAGCAGGATTAGACCCCTTGCCTAGCCCGGAATCAGGACCAGTATACATGGCGTTTATGCGTGCCATTGCCTTGCAGACCCGTTTTGTAGAACCCGGAACGTACACCGTCCCACCAGGACAGTGTGGTTGTGAAGTTGCTGGCGTAGCCCATGCGTTCAGACCATCGAAGTGCCGACCTATTGGTATCAGACGTTTGCGATTTCAGTTCCATGCCATGCGGGTAGCTTTTCGCAATCGGCGTTGGAATTTGATGGCAAAGTTTGTTGCTGAGATATTGCAGGCTGCAGTGTATCACATACTCATAATGCTTATTGGAAATGCCATTGGAATTCTTATCAATCGTCTAATTAGTGCCATTGTTGGGATATCATCTAGTGTTAAACATATGCCAGGTTTGTCACAGTCTCGAGAGAGTAGTGGCGGTATGTCCCGTACATCGTCAGTTAGATCAGTCAATGTTGTCCCCGGTCGTATGCAAGGTGATTATGGCGAGGAAGTGCAGGCCCAAGAAGATGCTACCGAACCCCCTACATGTAATGATGCGCTCATCATGAAGACCGCCCCTAATTCATTTCAGCTTTATACCCAAGTAGAAGGCAACAGTGATGGTTCGTGGTCGCATGCGCTGTTTGTTGCAGGACGGAGTTTCTTGATGAACAGACATGTTCTTTATGAACTCCCACTCGAAAAAGTGCGTTTGACCCTATATGGCTGCGGATTGTACACTACATCTATCACACAGGAAGTGCGAACTAACGAATCATTTACATTTATGTTGAACACATGCAATGTTGGAGAATTTCGTGCGGACAGTGGAGAAACAGACCTTATTTTAGTTGAAGCCCCCATAGCAGTACGTTCGTTTCCTTCATTGATATCTCATTTTATGAAGAATGATGAACTTGCTGTTTTCCATGATGCCCAATTGATTGTACGACAGGGAGTGAATGCTCTAGTTCATGCTACCGAAGCCTCATACTACGGACGACCGATTATCGTGAATTCACCAAAAGGAACTCATTTGTTATCGAACCCCTATACATACCCGCTCAAGACCAAGTCAGGAATGTGCGGTTGTCCTTTGATAACCAGATATGGAAATTCTAGTGATCGCATTATTGGAGTACATTGCGTTCTCTTGGCCTCAGGAGAAGAAAGTGCAGTTGCCGAAGCCGTGACCCAGGAATCATTGATTGGAGTGCTTGAAGCCATTGATGCCCTCAGTGCCGATTGTGCCCCCCGTGGAATCAAGTATGCCCCCACTGGATATACTACGATGACAGGAGCGTTTACACAGTTTGGATTTATAGGAAGTCAGACCATGGATCAGACCTCGCAATTGGCCAAATCAGTTTTTGCTAAGATTGCCGAACCGACCACCAAGGACATTGCTATTTTGCGGAGGAAAGACGAGCGTTTTGAGAAAGCCCGAAAGAGAAATCCCAATATTGCCCCTACCCCTTTGTTACATGCTATCTCGAAGTACGATGGTGTTGCAGGAAAGTCCATTGACATGTTTGCTATTCAGCGAGCGATCGAAGAATACAACACAGTCATTGTCAAACAGAGAACCAACACCCAGCCCAAGCTGTATACTATTTCAGAGACCATGAACAGAGAAGATGGCTTAGCATATTTCCCTATGAACACGTCACCCGGCTTACCCTACACCGAACAACGACTTAGAAGGAGAGATCTTATTGAAGTATTGTCAGATGGAACCAGAGTACCACGAGACCGTTTAGTTCATGACGTCATTGCCATGGAAGAACGGTTTGGTAGAGGAGACCCGGCAGGAGTTATCTGGAAAGACTTTTTGAAAGATGAACTCTTGAATGCTGAGAAGATAGCTGCTGGTAAGACCCGACACATTACTTGTGGGCCAGTGCCATTTGTGATACTTTGCCGTAGATACATTGGTGCGTTTGAGCTAGCCTTTTCCAAATGCAGTTTTACAGAAGGAACAGCGTACGGAATGACCCCAGAAAGTGGACAGTGGCACAATATGATCACATACCTCAAAGGTTGTGGTGATAAAGGTGCCAGTGTGGACTATTCGAAGTTTGATGGAACAATACCCCCGGAAATTATTCAGGCCGTTTTTCAGATCATAGAGAGTTTCTATACCAACGCTACCCGACAGGATCGAATGGTTAGGAAAGCCATTATGGAGAACATCGTGCATTCAGTTATGCGTTGTGATGACCTACTTTATGCAAAACACAAAGGAAACCCCAGTGGATGCCCAATCACGACATTGCTCAACACAATAGCGAATTGGCTTTTGCAGAGAGTTGCCACTCTTAAGACATGCCCAGAAATTACAGCCCAGGAATACTATCGTGCAGGATTTGTAGCTTACGGAGACGACTTGCTTTTTGTGCCCACACAGAAGATGTTAGACAAAGGATTTTCGTTTGAAAAGAATGCGAAGTTTCTCGGAGAGTATGGAATCACCATGCGCAATGAACTAGCGGATGGATGGGAACTTACTCCTGTAGAGGAACTCGTGTTTTTGAAACGCCGGACCCGATTCAGTGAGGAACTTAATCAGTATGTGCCCGTCATGGCCAGCGAGACTGTGGAGGATATTTTATATTGGACACGCATGGGAGAGCGAGAGATGCAGGGCCGTAATCGAGATCTTATTGAAAATCGATTGCAGGCTGCCCTGTTATTTTACTACTACCGTGGACCCGAAGTCTTTGCTCAGAAAAGAGCTATTATACAACAACGTTGTGACGAACTCAATTTGAGCCATCTACGCTTGTTTGATACCCATATGATTGAGCAGATACACCATAAAGGAACTTCTCACATGTTATTGGAGCCCCAACATTACGAAATGACCGTTGAAGAAGTTGTTCGAGCACCGTGCGTTCTGCGCGGAACAATGCAAGGACAGGCTTCTTCTACCACCAACAATGTAGTCTACAACAACGGAAATGGAAACGGAACCGATATCAGGAATGCCTCGGAGGCTAAAGCCAGTATGGATTTTGATGTTAACGCCGATCTATCACAGAATGCTTCCCTTGATTGCAAAGGGTTGCATGGAAACATTTTGCCACTGGAGCGTCTCATGTCAGGTTACAATTCGAATAGCAATATTCCCGTAGCCGCTGAGATGATGTCGCTCATTACCGACAATTTCGTGCCAACCACTAAGGAACACTTCGGTGTGTCCGTAGATGAGATGAACATGAGAGAACTTGCCAGTAGATTTGTGCGCTCAGGAGTGTACGAATGGAAAGACACAGACCCAGTTAACACTGTCATTGCCAAAGGATTTATTTCGCCCTTCACCCAGACCCATACTAACAAGGAACAGAGTTATAGTTTGAGCCCTATGGAAGTCTTTGCCCTGATGCATTCGTTTTGGGAGAGTGGTTTGGTTGTGCGAGTTGAAGTTGTTGCCACCCCTCAACACGCCGGCAAGCTTTTTCTCGGAGTACATTACGGAAATTACGATCTACCAGGTATCACATTGGAACCCATTGAAGTAGTTAC